ACTAGCAGTTTTTAAAGTCTTAACTTTTTGATAAGGCAAAGTAAATATTGAAGTGTTTTTATTAGATTGATTTAATTTTGTTCTTAATCTATTACACGCAACAGCAGTTGATACATCTGAACCGCCAACAACAGCAGTTAATTGTAATGATGTATTTGAAGTAATTGCTTCAACTGTTCTTTCAATTGTTGAGCCTGCATCTGTCGTAAATGATATTAAATCACCTACTTTTAATTCTGATTGAAATAATGTTCCTGAACCTGAGATTACACTTGCACCATTAGCAACTGTAATTGTACCAGTTATTTGTGCTACTGCACCGTATGTGCTTGTTAAATCTGTATCGGATGTATGTGTTGGCGAACCTGCCTGACAAATAGATTTTACTGCTGAGAAGTCGTGAGAAGTAACACCTTTAAAACCAACCACCTCTGACTGGATATTAGCAGTATTAGTTGATGTTTGACCAGTGATTGTTTCACCGTTTTGGAAAGTACCTGTAACACCTGCAATAACAACAACACCGTGTAAGGCATTGCCTGATGAAGTATAAGAAGTAAAGTTTGTAGCTGTTGTGCCGTCTGCTTCATATAACTCAAAACCTGTAGGTGTTGGATTTCTAACTGTAAATACATCACTAGTTGTAACAGCTGTTGAATTATTTTGTGCTGAAATGGCACTAAATGTAATTTGTTGACCTTCTTTAAAGTTGTGTGATGATACTGTAGCAACACCTGGACTTGCAACTGATATTGCTGATACGGCTGTTGCTTCAGTAGTTGATATGTTTTGAACATAACCTCTAGCACTTGAAGTACCACCAGTTACTCTTTCACCAGCAGTGAATGTGGTGTTTGAAGTGATATTAAGATGAGTAAACATCTCAATATCGAAAAGAAAGTTTTTGTAAATTGCATCTTGTAAAGAACCACTAGAAAATACAAAATTAGAAGCCGCACCTGCTAGATAATGAAAACCTTTTGATTTTGCACGACCAATTTCTGAAACAGTTGAAGCAGAATTGGTTACAACTGTACCTCTTGAAGCTGTTTTTACATCAAATAATTGTAATGATTTGAAAGCCTCTGTAATACCACCATCATCTTCGTTGACATCTGGCATATTAAATATTTTCTTAACATGAACAAAGTTACCTATATCAAATCTTGTGTTAAAGTTATTTTCTGTATCAAACTCTCTTGCTTTATCAATATTTACAAAAGTAGTACCGATAGTTTCTATTTCATAACCTTTTACATATGCTTTACCTGGAGCTAAACCAGCAGACATTAAATTTTCTTGACCGCCTTCAGCTAATGTAAAAATACCTCTATTGTCACCGTCAATAATGTGTTCTCTTAAATCTAAATCAAAGTTTCTAACAACATAATCACCACTTTCATCAAATGTTCTTCTTGCTAAAGTATCCTCTAAGATTGCATATTCTGTTGTTCTAACTTGGTTCTGTAAAATACCATTTGATAATCTTAATAATTCTACAAAGTTTGCATCATCAACAGCCGTTAATGATTTTTTAGTTAAAGTTAAATCAATCTTAAATCTATCAGCACCAGGAGCATTAACATTTGAACTACCTTGTGCGCCATCTAATAAACTATCGTCATCTGTTGATTGAATAAATGTTTCTGATATTGAAAGACCAACTCTGAATGATGGTGTGTTTGTGTATTTGTCAAGTATAATTGTTTGTGTGGATACTTGAACCATAAAACCATTGATATAATAAACACCTTCTCTGACTTGAGCCGCCGAACCTGTGGCTGTAGAACTTACAACAGCAGTTATTCCACCAGTAACAACTGTATCTGTTGCTTCATCATACTCTTCGATACTTTCACCATCTGAAAAAACCTGAGCGCTATTATCAGTACCAGCCTTAATATATTTTACATATAAAGTATTAGGGTCTGTGCCGTCTGAAGCAACAGTGTTTACAACTGTAGCTATGACACCAGATGTTGAACCTTTAAAAACTTTACCAAGATAATCTGTTAGTGTAGAAGATGATGAACTTGTTAATTTTGCAGCTGTGTAATTTAAGTCGAAAGAAATTTCACCAGGAATGACCATTGTTCCTTTTTCAAAGAAATGGTCAGACAGCCTTTCAATCTGGTTTTGCTGTATCGTTTGTGATTGTGTTAATTCTCTCGCTTGAACTGCAAAAGCTGGTCTAAAAAGAATTCTATGAAACTTTTTACTTTCAGCATAATCATCATAATAAGGCGAGAGGTTAAAGTCTGTTGGACTTGGCATTTATTTCCCTCTTAAAATTCAATAATCAATTTAATGTTTTCTGTTTGGTCAGCCGCTCTTACGATTGGCGCTCTGTTTTCAATATATAAAATATCACCAGAGTCCTCATCTAATTCTGAAGTTGAATAACCACTAACAAAAACTACATCATTTACAGTAGCTGATACTGAAGTATCAGGAGTTGCTGTAGCAGATGAACTTATACCTGATACAACATTTGCACCACTGAATGCTGTTTCATCACCATTAGAATCCACACCAGCGTCATTGAAACCTGTTTGAATATAATATAAAATTCTGTTTGTAGCGTCCCATTCTACAACTTTACCAGTTGCACCTGTAGAAGCTTGATTAATTTCTTCGTCAGCAGTAAATGTTCCTGGTGTAGGTGAAGCAGCCATTCTAATTGCTTTTGTACATCTTAGTGTAGTAGCTGTTGCAGCTGAACCGCCAGATTTAGGGTCTCTAATTAAAGCAATTCTTCTAAAGTCGTTAACTGCTGTATAGTCACCTGTGTTTGCACTTTCAGTGCCTTCTAATGACTGATTTAACATTACAAAAAATCCACCTAATTCTTGTATTGCATCAAAACCATGACCACCTTCTGGTGGAATAATTACATCTAATTCTGTACCAGTTAATGAACCACCACCGTTTGCGTTAATATCTGCAAGAGTAATGTAACCATATGTGTAACCTTGACCAGGAGTTGTAACTGTTACGGCTGTTACTGCACCAGATGAAACTGTAACTGAAACAGCAGCTGCAACTGTGCCGTCACCTCTTACAGGAATACCTGTGTGTGTTCCGTCTGTTCCACCTGTGCCAGCAGCCTTAATAAATACAGTGTCTAACGCACCGTTTACGGCATCTCCACTAACTGTACTATTAGTAGAAACTGCCATGAAATCTGTTGAAAGGAAGTTTGATTGTTGAGCAGCAGTTAAAGTGTACATAAATTTCCATCTATAACCATCTGAAGTGGTAATAATTGAAGTACCTACTCCAGCAGGTTCATTTAACGATTGAGCGCCACCATTATTTGAAATACACTTGTAAACATTATTACTTGAGGTTCTTACATAGAAAGTTGCATCATATAAACTCGTAGCACCACTATCTGAAGTTTGTTGAGTTGTGCCTCCTGTAATTCTATTACCATAATCATGTCTATACTGGTCATAAACTGTGCCTGAAGTCCAGTTTCTTCTAGGAATCACAAATTGAATATCTGAAGCGCCAATCTTTTTAGCTGCAAGTAAATCATCATAAACTCTAGTTTCGTCTAAATGACTATCTGCTGGAGTTAATGGATTTGAATCCGTGCCTTGATTGTCAGTACGACCATCTGGTCTTGTTAAAGTACCATATGCTTGTGGTCTACCTATTGCAAGGTAATATGTATTACCAGCTGTTTCAGAAAAAGATTCCTGAAATTGCTGAGAGTTGTGAATTCTAAATTTGTTCGTTATAATTGCTGGCATAGTTTTTCTCTATATCTTCCTTCTCAATATTTATACAAGTTTTTCATATCTCATTAAATTGATGTTACATCCTTAATAGTAATAGTGCCTGCCATTGAAGAATGATATTGACAAGCATAATAGTAATTACCACTGATTGATGCTGGTACTTTCCAATATAATATACCAGTCTCTTTTAATAATGCACTTGCACCAGTTGATATTGTACCATCATCTGCGATATGTGTCATTCCTGTGTGATAAGCATTTCCTGATGAATAAGCACCAGATACAGTTTGAATATGGAAAGGGTGGTTCGTTACTGCTAAATTAAATGCATATGTATGACCACCTATTAAATAAATTGTAGGGTTGGCACCAGAGTAATGACTGTCAAAAAGATAATTACCTGAACCGTTATGTGTTACAGCGATTTCAGCTGCTGATGGTATAGGTAATGGCACGGCCTCAAATCTTGCGTTACCAGAATTCCACTTTAACATATAGTTGTCTGCGATACCAGTTGTAAACACACCTGAGATTTGAGTAATTGTTGTATTCTCATCAAGTAGTTTTACCCAACCACCTGTGTCTGCAACATAAGCTCTATTTTCTGTCGTGTTGTAAGCAAACATACCCTCATATGTGTTAGGGTCAACAGCCGTAGCAAGAGCAGCTGCGTCAGCGGCTGCAAAGTTAAATCTTAATTTATTTGCTGAACCAGTCGTATCAACTGTACCTGTGCCTGATAAACTTGATGAACCTGTAATATTGAAGTTTGATGCTGAAGCTGCTGTAGCACCTAATGAAACTGAAGTTGCACCTAATGTAACTGCTGAGTTTGCTAAATTAGCATTTGTAATACCAGCAGAACCAGATAAATTTGAATTTGCCAAATTTGTAATGGTGTTATCAGGTCCGTTTATAGTTTTATTAGTTAATGTCTGTGAACCTGATAATGTTGCAACTGTACTATCAATATTAAATGTTACTTGGTTTGAACCTACAACTGAAGTGATTCCTGTTCCGCCTGTTACAACTAAAGTTTCACCAAGAGATACGGTATCTGTAGTTGAACTATCATCTCTTAAAGTGATAGAGGGGAAAGTATTACCACTTCCTGTTAAATCTTTATTTACTAACGCTTGTGTGTCTGACAATGTTGCAACTGAACTGTCAATAGCAAAGGTAACAGCATTTGAACCTAATGTTGATGTTATTCCAGAACCACCCGTAAATCTAAAATTTTCTCCTAGAGATACAACATCTGTTGTCGAACTATCATCAATCATTGTAATGCTTGAATTAGCTAAATTGGCATTTGTAATTCCAGCAGAACCAGATAAGTTTGAATTAGCTAAATTTGTGATTGTATTATCTGGACCATTAATAGTTTTATTTGTAAGTGTAACACTGTTAGTTAGTGCTACGAAATCGTCATCTGATAATGCACTATTGAATTGAGTGGTTGTACCTGTTAAAGTAATCTCACCTAAAGCAATTGTTAATGTGTTTGCATTTGAATTGATAGTTTTGTTTTGAAGAGTTGCCGTACTAATATCAGAAATAATAGTACCAGAAATTAGTGTAGAACCGTCACCGATTGCGTTATAAATTTCGTTAAAATTGTCGTTTACCTTACCGGCACCAACACGAATAGTATCACCAGTACCATCGTTAGCTATCGTACCTCTATCAATTAGTTGTTTTGGCATCTTCTTTCCTTTTATAAACCTTTACAATTGCACCTGGCTTTGGTGGGTAAGTAAACTGCCATCTATTGTTTTCAATAGTGTAGTCTTTACTTTCTTGTTGTTCTTCACCATCCACAGTAATAATTATATCATTACTATTTATATCAGTTTTCATTACGCCTCGTCAAATGTATTGTTTGTTGTGCTATATCTTATTACATTGTTGTCGTAAGATGAACCAGCAGCACCTGAACCAGCAGATGTAATCTCTGACGGAAATGTAAAGTTTGTTTTCATCTTTCTTGCATCTTCATTTGATATCATTCTAAAGACTGCTGGTGTACCATCAAAAACTGTACCTGTTCCTATAATTCTTATATCACTAAGTACATCAAAAGTTATGCCTGAAGGATTTGACCTATCACCACCTTTAAATGCTGTATTGTGATATTTATTAATCGAATTATAAGTTGGTCCTGCATATGCGAACCCTCTAGTTATATTTCTAAATCCGTTAATGTCACTTCTTCTAACTCTACTTACTAAACTAGGTACTCTATGTGTCAAAGTTAATGTTGCATCTCTAGTGTTTTTAGAAGGCCTATTTGCTATACCATTGTGTGCTTCAAGATTGTTAGGTCTTAGTGTTGTACCATCACTATCTGTACCAAGTTTTCTTCTAAAGTTAACTGCAAAGATTGTTGTAAGAACACCAAGTAATGGACTTTCTGCGACACCTGAAATATCTCCGACAACTGGCGCTCTGGTTCTAAGATTTAATCTATTTGTAATTGCAACTTCACCTGAAAAATAGAAACCTGCTGTATGCATGGTTTTTTCAAAACTATTTCTCCATGTATTAATGGAATCACCAACTTTAATTACATATGAGAAATCTTGATAGTATAAACTATCTTGTACTTTCATTGTTGTTTCAGAAAGTTTGCCATCTTCATTTAAAAAAGCACCATCTGTATCAGCAACAGACACGACATCAACTGTAGCAGAAGCGTGGTCAGTTACATGTAATGTACCTTGAGCAAGAGTAGAACTACCTCTAATTAATTCGCCTACCTGAGGTCCGCCTGTGACAGCATCTAATCTTAATAAACCTCTAGTAGCATCATAACTATTAACTTCAGCTGTAAATCCTGAAGTCAAACCGGTAACAGTTTCGCCTGTGCTAAAAGAACCTGTAACATTAGTTACAATACTATTGTTTATAAATTCTATAGCAGGTGGTGTTGGTGATAATTCATGTTGAATACCATGTTCAACTGTTTTAATTGTTAAAATTCTACCCACTTCAGTACCAAAACTTTTTAATATAAAATCTTTACCTGAAGATGTTGATGTGCCGTCTGGTCTTGTAAATCCTAAAGTTGGTAATGTTTTGTAACCTTGACCACCACTAATTAAGAAAATATCAGTAATGTCACCGATACCTGTATTTCTTTCTTGAACAATTTTGTCACCTGAATATTGGTCGCCTTCAGTTGTTGCATCTTCTAAAACTATATGGTCATCTTCATTGGTGTTAGCACCTAAATTTCTTACCATCTGATAAATGGAATCTCTATCAGCTATATTTGTTTCGTCTAGGCCTTCTCTATTAATACCAACACCTTCTCTACCAAAATCATCTCTTAATCTAAAAGTAAATGTAGAGGAATCAGATGCTGTATATGTTACTGTTTCGCCTTTTTGAAATAAATTTGCATTTGTATATGTGATATACAAAACTGTAGGGTTAAAGTCTCTACATCTTTCATCAATTATACCGTCTGCTGAATTGGCATCACCAGCGCCATCATTATTATCAAGAGAACCGTCTGCTAAAGGTGTGCCATGAATGTTAAAACGAATAGTAGCTGTAGCGCCTGAAGTTTGACCTACAATTGAAATAGCTTGAGTTGATGAATTATTTTGAGCACCTATAATATCTGCCATGGTTTTTGAACCAGAGAATGAATTAGGTTCAACTGATATTACCGGACCTGCTAGATATTTTGTTAATGCATTTGTTGATGTTGGTGTTTCAGGAAATAATGTATCACCACTTTCTAAACCTGTTTCAGGAGAAAAACCTCCGTTTACGACTTGAATAAATGCACTTGCACCTACACCACCAGTTTGGTCATTTGTAAATACAATTTCGTCACCTATTTCAAAGTCAAAACCTCCATCATCAATAATAACTTCAGTTAACGCACCACCACCTAAATCGCCTACTTGAAATGAAGCACCTTGACCACCACCTGTTAATGAGATTGAAGCATTAGCATCATACAAAGCACCATCATTCGAAATATTTTTTGTACCAGGTATACCTGTAACAACTGTTTTAATAAACACATCATTTAAATCTGATTCCGTACCTTGCACTGTTTCACCAATTATAAATGTGCCTTCAATACTATCTTTATTAATTACAAATTCAGTAACCTCATTTGCACCAAAGTTAAATCTAAAAACATTCTCAACGATAGCTGTAGCTTCTGAAGTTTCACCAGTAATTGTTCTACCAATAAGTTTTGATGTATCGCCTACGACATCAATACCTCTCATTATTTTTCTTGTGGCAAATTGACCGTCAGAAATTCTTAAAATATTATTTCTAGGATAAATTGTTTCTGCTTGGTCGCCAAATAATAAATTAAAAAATATTCTATTACCTTCAGCAGTACCTTTTAATTGATAAAGTGATTTAATATTTTTAATTAAGTTTCTCTTATCAACACCTGTTGCTAATTGTTCTGGTAAAGTTGATAAAAATTCATTTCTAAACTGAGCTAAAAACTTTTCAATTGTTTTATCAGGATCCTTATAGTTAACTAACTCTGAAATATTTTGAATAGGATTAGGTTTATAGTTTGATATTGTGGCAGTAGCACCTGATGAACTGCCTGTGATAGTTTCTCCAACAATAAGTTTATTTTGTGAAGATACAAATATTCTACTGTTACCTAAATCTTCAGCTACAATAACTGCCGTAGCTTTTGAAGTGTTACCCGTAACTGTTTCGCCATTAGTAAATTTACCTACTGAAGCGTCTTCGGTAAGAACTTTATCACCAGCATCTAATTGTGTTCTTGTAGAACCTAAACGACCAGCATCTAATATTAATAAATTTACCTGGTTTGTTTCAGTTTCTAATAAAATACCATCTGTGTCATTAACATCTGTTAATGTTACTTCAGCGGATTCTAATAATTGATAATATAATTTTAGAAAAGTGACAAATTTAGGATGCTGTTCAACTACAAATTCAGGTAGTTGAGCAGTTAATTGATTTGAGATTTTGTCATTAAATTTTGCCATTGTTCATTAATAACTCGTAGCTGTTGTGTAACCTACACCTGCATCATTGCCGCCACCGACAAAGTTATCTTGTTCAACCAAGAAACTAGAATTTGACACATCAATTTCTACAACAGTATTTCTTACAGGAATAATGTCGTTTGAATTAGGTATAACTGTTAACTCTATAACAGTTGATGAAGAACCTCGAATATTAGAAATTGATGTTACATTTAAAGAGTTGAGAGATATTTGACCAGTTGCATAGTTAATTGTACCTTGTGTATTATTAGCATAAGTTTTTATACCACTGTCATCTAAGAAATATCTTCTAACATTACCTGCACCATCATCATCTAAAAACATTTCATTTGTATTACCACTTACTTTAAATCCTGTAGATGCTAAAATACCACCCATATCTGAGTTATGACCTGAATGAGGATTATAAAATGCATTTCTAAAATATACATCATATCTAGCTGAAGTATTTAAGGTTGGTGTAAATGGTTTTCTAATTTTTATTGTAGTAATATTTGACACCACACTATCATCCACATTATCAATAATACCCACTACTTTAGAATATCTGAATACGCCATCAAATTTTTGTAGAGTTGATGAATTGTAATTTGTAATTGCTGTCACCACATTTGATTTTAATGTATCTGCCGTCTTTACAGTTTTTTTACTGTCATATCTAATATTTGAATTTAATATAACTGAAGTCGTTTCAGCATCAACAATTTCAGGTCTTACTGAAGCAACATTGTATTTTTTTAATTGTGCTATAATATCATTTTTTGTAGCTTGAGTTAAAGTAGAACCTGAGCCTGCCTTAATAGAAATTTTTACCACACCATAAACAGGAGTTTCATCATCTTCGCCACCCCAAGCACTTACAGATATAGCATTAGGATAAAGTTGTTTTACAAAAGTCTCATAGTCAGTTGTTGTGACCGCTCTGTTTTGAGTTGCGTAAGAAAGTGGAGCATTGAACTTTATACTCTCGTTTGTTTCTGCTTCAGCACCACCTTGTGAATTAGAATTTGTAGTTAGTGTTACATCTGTAAAACCACCAATATTACCAGAAAGTGAAAATGAACTTGCACCGTTGGACTCAGTTGTATTTGTTACAACATATTCTAGTATAACAATATTACCATCATCTAATTTAGCACCTGTTACACCATCACCAAAATAAACTTGAAATCTGCCATCATCTGTTTCTTGTAAAAAGAAAGTTTTAGATGAACTTGAAACATTTGCTAATGTAGTAGCAAAAGTATAAGTTGATAAAGTTGTATCTGTAGCTGAATTTTGTACAGATACTTTTAGAGTTGATGTATCTGCTCTGTCACTAGGTATAATAAACTTTTGGTCGGGGTCATTTACATCTACAGTGTATTTAAAAGTTACTAGTGTGCCTTCATATAAAGTTACATTTGAAAATCTATAAACACCACTTGACGGTGTAATTGTAATATCACCATTAGTTACATATTGATATTGAACATCATCAACTGTTGTAGAAAAAATTGTACCTTTGTTCATTGTCAAAGAAGTACCTGACGCATTGTTTACAACAATATCAATATCTGCTCTTGGTGCTCTTACTGAAGTAGGTGTATAACCTACCATTTTGGCTAATGATACAATATTATTTCTGATATCAGCACTGTCAAGATAGATTTCATTTGTTGACATATTTGCCAAGTAAGCTAAGTAGTGTGTGTTGTAAGATAGAACATCAATTAAAATAGAAAGACCAGAACCTTCAAAGTTATAGTCTTGAAACTCTGCTTGACTTTGTAGAAATGTTTTTAGATTTGTTTTAATTTGGTCAAAATCTAAATCTGAAATATTTAACTTATGATTAGCCATCTTATCTTAACCTTTGTAAAAATGTCGTAACTTGAATAGGGTCTGGCACACCTTGAACATAAAAATAAATATCAACTACTAATCTATTTTTATCTTGTTCATCATCAATTGCAACTTGTTCAAGTGAAATTCTTGGTTCATAGTTTACTAACACCTCTTCTATTTTTCTTTTTAAAAAGATACCTGTCATAGGTGTAAAATTTTCAAATAATAAATCTCTAACACCACAACCTAACTCTGGATGAAAAGGCCTTTCATAAAAATTAGTTTGCACCAAATTTTTTACACTTCTTTTTACAGCATTGACATCTTCTATTTTTACAATGTCGTTTGTTGTCGAGTTACGACCAAAATCTAGGTCGATATCTCTGTATCGCCTACTGTTTCTATTACTCTTATTATTTGCTGATGCGTCATAAACTGCCATAGTAACAATATTTATAAACTTTTTATGAACTATCCGCCAGCAAATACGGTGCCTGCACCACTCTTCATGTTGCCTGCGTCAGCACTATCGTTAACTCTAGCACATTCCTTACCCACAACAAAGACTGTACCTGAACCAGCATTTACTTTTGCTACATGTGGAGCACAAGGAGGATTTGGTGGGAATGGGTGTGATACTGTAGGGTCAGACTTTCTAGCAACTAATTCACCCTCTGCGAAAACAGTTGATTGTCCTGGTGTAGCTAAAGTAGTTGTACCAGTACAAGCATGACCAGTTGATAGACTATCACCTTTTCTACTAACCTTTGGCATGTTTAGCTTTTAGTGCCTCTCTTCTTTTTTCTTGCAATATTGCTTGTTTTATTTTTCTACCAATTGGTATTAATACACTATGGCACATTTCTTTGCCTTTTTTACTGATATATTCAACACTGATTGAACTATCTTTAAAATCCGATTGAACGGACATAATTGCTTTCTTTAAACTTATTGCTTCTTTCTCTTTTTCTACGCCATCTGCGTTCCAAAACTTAAATAATCTCATTTTTGCCATAAAAATCCTTTGTTTTTACTATTTAGGTCGCTAAAAAAGCAGTAAAAACAGTGATTAGAACAAAACTAGAACAAAAAAGTTAAAAAAGTGTTGATTTTACTGCGTTTTTTTCGAAAAAAAAGCGAAAAAAAGCGAAAAAAGCTGTTGCCAACGCTTGGAAAGTGTGGTATATTATACGAGTAAGATGAAAAACAGAAAGGAAAACACTATGAAAACTATTATTTCGTCTATTTTGATTATTACTGGTATTATTATGATGGCTGGCTCTGCCGGTGATTGTGATGGCGCTTGTATGGAAAATGCAAATACTATCGGTGAGATGATTTTGTATGCAACTATTGGTCTTGTACTATTCGGTACTGGTGCTGTTGTTGCAATTTCTGAAAAAAATTAAAAAAAAGTGAAAAAAGTGCTTGCCATTGGTATTCCATATGGTATAATGATTAAGTAAGTTAAAGAAAGGACAACACTATGACTGTTAAATGTGAAAAAGTTGCTACCTCGCTTGAAGAAGGTGTGAATAATGTAATCGAAACTTCTAAGTTAGATTATGCAAAATGGACTGGTGCTTGCACTGAGAAGTCCGGTAAAGCAGAGCGTTCTGATTACTTTCAGAAAACTCTTGATGAATTCACTGACAAGTGTTCAGTTAAAGAAGGAATGAATTACATCAAAGTAATTCGTGACAATTCTGTTCACTGTTTCATTATCAAAAAACTAACTGCTAAAAACGAAGCAAAAGGTTTTAAAGTTGGCGACATTTTGAAACCTGCTGGTTGGAATGCACCCGCTTTAAACAAAGCTCGTGGAAATGTTTTTGATGAAAATGGTTTTTATATGAACTGGACAGGTCCTTTGTACCTGTCTTAATTGAGGAGATACACTATGCAATATCAAGTTTTTCATAAAGCGTTTGAACAAGAGGCAATGCATGTTGCCAATGTCGAACTTAACGATAACATTCCTGTTGAAGAAGGTCTTGAAAAAGTTTTTCGAATGACTAACAATGTTGATGGTAGTTGGTCTAAAGGTCCTACTTACACCTTTGCTGGTAAGACCTATGATAATCCTGACTACTTCAAAAATGTTGAAGTTGTGAAACCTTTAGAAGTTAAAGACAACAAAGAATGGGGTCACCGTTCTACTAGTTGTGGTGACTATGTTGTTGTCAATGGTGAAAAATGGCTTTGTGCCATGGTTGGTTGGGAGAAAATATAATGCGATTAAAAGGTGCAATGACAGTCCTGAATAAAAGGGCAGAATTTTATGGTGTGACCTTTGACAAATTGATTGAATGGTATGACAGTGATGGTCCAATGCAAATTTCAAATGAAATTTTGTCAGTTATTCGTGCTTATGAAATTTATAAGCGTGACGGTCAAGGACTATATTGGTCTGGTCTTTTAGGATATAAATGGGTTACTTGGGAACAAGGTCGTGCTATCAATCAAGCGTACAAAGTTGGTGGCCACCAATTAGATTTATTTAAGGAGAGTATAATATGACAATTAGTCCTGTATTTGAAAAAGGTTATCCCTCTTACGAGGCGGTTAACAAAAATTATCTTGATTTGAAAGGTCCTGATGGCAATGCTTTTGCTTTAATGGGACATGCTATGAACCTTGGCAAACAACTTGGTTATTCTAAGTTAGCTATTGATGGTATCATTGAAGAAATGAAATTGTCTGATTACGAACATCTTGTAAAGACATTTGAAAAACACTTCGGTGACTATGTTACACTAGTACGATAATCATTAACGGAGTGTAGCGCAGCCTGGTAGCGCATCTGGTTTGGGACCAGAGGGTCGTAGGTTCGAATCCTACCACTCCGACCATTGCCATTCATACAATTTTATGATATAAATAGATGTATGAATGTGACACCTTTGTTGGCTATTGCTTTATTATTGCCTCATGTAACTAAGAACAGTAATATTCAATTCATCTTACCCTTGTCTTTGTTTATTTTCAAAGACATTTTTTTAGGTTTCCACTCATTAATAATACCTGTCTATTTTTGTGTTATACTATTCGTAATTTTAGGCAAGTATATGAAAAATTTAATTAACGCTACATTGATAGGTGTATTGATGTGGCATTTAATAGTAAACTATTTCGTGTGGTTGTTACATGGTGGTAGTTTACTGAACACTTATTTAATGGCGATACCTTTTGATTTTAATTTACTAGTATCTACATTAATGTGTGTAATACTAGGAAAATTATGTATAGAATATTATTATCGTTATTATGTTTATTAATACCATTAACTGCTAAAGCAGAATTAGAAATTACAATTTACGGGTTTAGAACTTCAAACGACTTAACATACAAAACTTATTCGTATGATGTTATAGAACCAAATGACATTAAAACATTACCATCTTTAAACATGGTACAATCAGGACCAGACGGCCAAATGTCATCAATATTTTTAAGAGGCACAAACTCTAATCACACACTTATAACTTTAAATGGTATTGCAATCAAAGACCATTCTACACCTACAGGCACAGATGATTTAAGTCAACATAGTTTTTTAGGTGTCGAACAAATAGAAGTAATAAAAGGACCTATGGGTAGTATTTACGGCGCTAACTCGATTGGTGGAACAATCAACATGATAACACAACCAAACGGCGAGAATAGTGTGAGTGTAACAACAGGTTCTAATAATACAAATACTCAAACTATTAAACTAGGCAAATTT